CTACCGGTGCGCGCATTGTTGAATTTAATGTATCATCCCTATTTGGCAATAAAATTTCCGGCATTTACACCACCTCCTCAAACATAAATACCAAGTTATTACCCTGCTGTTTAAAACCATATTTATATGTTTTGCCCGTATCGTTGTCTTGAAATTCATGTGGCATATCATCCGCCTGATGCGTCTCATGGGCTTGTTCCAAAGCAGCTAAATCCTGATCTAAAATACTAATATCATCAGCCAGAACTTCCATATTCTTAGTAGGAGGGTCCCACCAGTTCGCTTTCCCGGTAATAGCCTTAATTCTGTTAGTAAGCCAACTGACCCACTGGACTATCTTCCCGGGTCCGTTACCCGCTGGTACTTGCGTCGGATCGGCCGTTGGTGTTAATGCTTCATCTATTGTATTCATGTTGTCATTCTGATCCTTAATATTATAGAAATCTTCGTCCCCTGGCTTTTTTAAATTATAATTGGGAGTAAACTCGGCCATTAGCTTATCACCTCATTTCGAATTTGATTATGGGTATAGTTGCTTAACTGTCCATGTGTAAATTCAGATAGCTTAAAATACTGGTTATACCTTAGTTCTACAGATAATAGGATATTAGCCGGCAACATCTTTTTAGCTATTTTTTCTACTTCCTCGAACATCCTTTTTACAACCAGTTCAACCTTTATTTTTAAGCTATATGAACCGGCATCTAATATCATTTCGTACCCATCTACCCCACAAAGTTGATCTAGCTTACTTTGAAGCACCCTGTAGGTATATGGAAGCTTATCATTCCATCTTGCTAATACCCTAAACCTCCTGCTTTCTAGGGTATCATCAGCAAATTGAGTAATCCCTAGCATTTTCTCACGCCTTGCTATGCCTCTTTCTGTAGCAGTTTGAATGAATTGATCATCCATTAAATTTCTTACTGCCTGCCAGATAACTTCAATTTCGGGGTTAATGGCTTTCGCTATTTCCTCAAACTCTCTGATATCTTTTAAGACATCCGACCAATACTCTTGTATTTGCTTCAAGATACTGTCACCTCACCTAAAACAGGGATTTCAGTATCTGTTAGCACAAAATTTTGTGCTACTCCATTGATCTTAGTGTTTTGAATATCAAGAACCCCTGTAACATTTAGAACTTTTGCCTCAATCTGGCTTATTCTAACTACCAAGTTGTTGTTATCGGCCCACGTTTTAGAAAGTTCTAGTAAATATTCAGTAATAGCATTCTCAACACCTGGCTTTACATCATTCCAGGTATAACCGTCTTGGTATGTTAAACTGGTTACTACATTAATTACCATCTCTTCCACACCTGCTACTGTCACTATATGACCAATAGGGGCCAGCCCCAACCCCTGACCCTGATTTCCCAAAGGGTCAATAGCTGTTTGTACTTCATCAATCAATACACTTGATGGCTTACTAAAGGTACTATCTATTATCACCAGTTTTACACTCCCCCCGCCATTCCAAGCGGGATAAACCTTTGTTCCTCCAACGCCAGGTAGCTTATTTGTTATATCCTTGTAATCAGCTATATTTCCTCCAAAACTCTGACTTTCTAAGCTAGCAAAATATCTTTGTCTTAAACTCTCATTAGATTCTTCCTCTTCACCAGGTATTAAGACATCCGTAAGATTGGCTGTTTCCAATCCTTCAATGTACTGAATAGGTAATATCTGACCAATATAGGAGTTGCCTATTTCTCCGGCAGTTTCACATTCTAAACGAAACTCCCCATCTGCTATCTTTTCTTTAACAATGAAATTTAAACCATCCCCGCTAAATCTGCTGTTTAAAGGTGGGTTAAATGGTATACCACCATTTCCGGTAAATATACCTTTACGGATGGCAGGAGTAGCAACCTTCTTAATAATCCCTCTTTCTGCAGCCCTCCTTCTTAAATCCTCATTTACTGCTCTATCAGCATAAGTCCTATTCTCAACTTCACGCAATTCAATGTATACCTGGGCCAGTTCCGCTGCTGTAGGGGTAAGGGCATTATAAATTATACTTCCTTCTCGCTTATCCAGACTATCAGACACCCTGTCCAACATCCGCTGAAGTATAGCTTCATAGGTTTGGTCTTCGTACATCTTACGTATTTAGCCCCCTTTCTACTTCAAAGTCACCATAAATAGAAAAGACAGTAAAGCTAACTACTAAACTGTCTCCATCCGGATAAGTAAACTTAAAATTATCTACATTAGTTATCCTGTCGTCCTGGATTAATGCTTCCTTAATTCTTCTTTTTAGTTCAGATTCAACAAAAAACCTATCCTTACCTATTAGACCCGTTAGTTCACTGCCGTAATCAGTTGAATATATTAGATACTCATACCTTTCGGTATTAAGAATTAAAAAAACCGCTTGCTTCACAGCCTCTAACCCATCACAAAAGCCATTAACCCGCTTTCTTTCAAAGTCAATCTTATAAGTATAGCTTGGTTGTTGGATAACCTCAATCTCTTCACCAAAGTTTATAGCGTTTTGGGGCAATATCATTAAGGACCCACCACCTTATCAAATACAATATATTGCTGGCCACCTTGCACTCGGAGAAGTAATACTTTATCTCCTACCTGTAACCCCGAGCGAATTATGATCTTATCTGGCAAAGCTTCACCGGTAGTTTTCTGACTGCCGTCATCGGAATAAGAATGAACATGTTTTAGATCTACTTCATGCCGGGTTAAACTCTCCGGCACTACTAAAACCTCTTTGGGCAGAACCATCCTTTGATTTACCTCTATCCTTAAAGGGTCAATATTTATTACCTTACCGAAAGAAATAGCCACAGGATTAGAGGCATTCATTGCATCCAACGCCGCCTTTTTAGCAATGGTTATTATATTCATGTTATACCACCTTTAAAGCTAGATTAAAGGTATGTTCCCCGTTTGCAAACTTATGGGTAGCTTCATCAATTAAAAAAAACTGGTTAAATCCCAGTTCCTGAATATTAATAAACAAACCCGCTCCCGCTCTTAAATTTACTTCCGCTGGATCGGTTCCTATGACATCAACCTTTAATGTTTTAGTTTCTTTGTTTTTTACCTTTAAGAGGTTTTCGGACATCTCTTTAATCTGTGCTTTATTCATATTTTCGTCGACTGACTGGTAATATTGCAAAAGTCCCCACTTAGCTATTGTTTGGCTGTCCTGTATTATATAAACTTCCCTTTTGCCAGCTTCTTTGTTGTTTTGCACCAGCTTAATACGATTATAGGTATCAGAATCAATAGATTTTCTATAGGTAAAGTCCATTAAGTTACTGTCACCATCAACAACTATATTCTGCTTTAAGTTGTCTATACTTCTTAGATTTAGCAAGCCAAAATCATCATAGAAAACATATGTTCTCCCCGTGGCTATCAGAGTTTTATCTATAGCTTCATAAATAATATCTAATAACTTCTTATCTTCACCTACATGAGTTGGGATAACATAACCAGTATCTTCTAAGGTTCCAATTTTTAATTCAAAATCTTGAGCTATCTGTTGGATAACCTGAGTAGCCGTTTTATTAATAAATACATAAGTATCTTTCGCCATCAGATATCTTAGCTGATCATAAATTTTAAGTCCTTTCTTTTGGTTTTTCTTGGTATAGCTTTCTTCAAAACAGTAACCATAAAATACATTTTGATTAAATACCTCAAGTCTAAGCACATCACCGCTATTTACCGTAAATTCTCCGGTGGGCAGATAATCGAACTCAATAGTTCCAGCCTTACCTATCCTTTGTGTTTTCCAGGTTATTGCACCGGCTAAATCACTAATATCAATTATGTTACCATTTCTATTATCTAGTAAAAGTTCAATCACTCTTCCCACCTCCTCAGATTAAGGCAGTTTTAAAACTTGACCTGGATAGATAAGATTAGGGTTGCTAATATTATTAAGTTTTGCAATTTCAGAATACCTGCTACCATCGAACAAATGCTTTTTGGCAATTGCCCAAAGGGTATCACCGCTTCTTACAGTATAAGTTTTTGGGATCTCTCTTTCTACCGGCCGGGCAGGAGCCCTATTGGACATTATTTGTACAGCTCTTTCCGTATTTTGCTTAACTTCTAATTTTTTAGCCTTATAGGGAACATACCTCTTAAGCTTGATACTATAATAGATGTCCCCAGGTTCCCCGCCTTTTTCTTCTATTTCAAAGTTTTCAATACTGCACAGTGTATTAATATCTAAAGTACTTCCTGTGAATATAAACCGTATTACTTGTTTACTTTCTTTCCATCCAAGTATCTTGTTTATATAAAAAACTGGCCTAAATTCAGCTGAATAAGGGAAGTAACTGTCAAAACTTATCTCGTTTAACTTAGGATTTTTCAGTAGAGATACTTCCCCCAGGTTAACTAATTCAAAGGTTTTATTTCCACTAGGATAAGTAAATTTTATTTTCTCAGGCAATTGAGGTAAGCTAAAACCCTCAGCACCACCGTTTACACTAAGGTACATAGCATATTTAGCCATATTAGATATATACCCCCTCTGCCGACTCAATAAGCTCATTTTCCATATACTCTTCTATAGAGGCTATAAGTTTATTAATATCCGCTTCTTCCCGGATATCACCGGTAGTCACTTGTAAAGTTGGAGAAAGGGTGATAAAGTTTTGGATACTTTCCTGTTCTGCCATATCCCTCATTAATTTTAGGTCCTCTGAACTCATAGTGATACTGTCCTTAATTTTACTTATATCATCCCGCATAGGTAGCCAGCTATCTTGTGCCGTTTTATTCATTTGCTCCAAAATATTAGTCATATCATCTTTCTTTTTCTCCTGGAATTCCCATTCTTTAATCCTGAAATCACCGATTATATCTTTCATAAAGGGAATCTTGCTAGCCATATCTAAGAGCCAGTTAAGGCCACCAATTATTCCGTTTACAAAGTTAGTAAAAGCTTTACGCCCCTGTTCTGTTGTTGTTACCCAGTGGATTAACATGGCAGCTAATGCAGCTACTGCACCGATTACTAAGCCTATTGGGTTCTGTTGAATTGCTGTCCATAATGCTCTAAAACTAAACTTTGCACGATCTGCAGCTATCTTTGATAAATATATTTCCAATTTATATCCTGCCATAGCAAATGTTAATAATATTAATAGAGGAGCTAATGGCTTACCTATATATCCCAGCAACATTAAACCAGTTCCAATACCAGCTAGTACAATACCTAAAGTAGTAGCTATAGTCCCTATAAAATCTAATAGAGGTTGGAAATTACCAGCTGCAAACATTTCATTAATCTTAAATATAATAGGTGCCAGGCTATTTAAAGCGCCTTGTCCAGAATTAGCAAAGGCTGTAACAATGTTTGATACCAGAGCTTCCGCTTGAGCGGGACCGGACTTTTCATAAAGCTCCAAAGTTTCACTTGTAAAACCTTTTGAATTTAAAAGAGCATCAAATTTATTTATAAACTCATCTAGCGTTTTAGCATTTTTTAAATCTTCGACATCAGCTCTGCCCATATTAAACCTAGATCTAAGGGACATGTAGTCTCCGGACAACGCTTCCTTAAGGGCAAAGCCAGCTCCTTCTAATCCTTGTCCTGGGTCAATTAAAAAAAGTCGTTTTGCTAAATTATCCAGACTTTTTTCTCCCATAAATAACTTTTCAGGATTTTTAGTAAACTGAGTAAACTTTTGCATATTACTTAACATATCATTAAAACCAAACGATGTCCGCATGGCTTGTTGTTCCAGTGCTGTAAATGCAGCCATTGCCTTGTCTTGGTTGCCAAATATACCTTGCAAGGTCAACTGACTTTGCTGTACTTTTCCCGCTCCCCCTAAAGTAAGCTCTAAGAATTTTTTCCCGGTCTGAAAGGTTAGATAGGTAGCTGCCAAACCTTTCAAAGTACCTAAAAAACCGGTAGCCTCACCTTTCCCTCTTCTAATAGCATCATTAAGCCGTTGCTGCTCCTCAACCATTTTTTCCAGTTCATAATTAGCGGTTGATATCCTATTTCTAATGTCATTAAAGGTGTTACCCATGGAATTTTGTTTTTGTCCGGCAGTTTGTAGCTTTTCTACCGCATTTAATGTCATATCTATGGCTTCTGTAATGTTCATTAATGGCCTAGTCATAGAGTCAAAAAGCTTTATTGTACTTGATACCGTTGCCATACTCTCACCTCCTGGCTATAACAAAAGCACCCAACTTATGTTGAGTGCCTAATTATTATTTATCTTTCCGTATTGTATTTTAAAGTATAAAATTTGCTGAATATAAAACTGTGTAGCATTTTTGCTTCTCTTTGGTTACATTTAAAAATTACATTTTCATTTTTATTTTGTATAACTAACAAATGATCACTTTGGATATCTTTACCCATCCCAGACATGCCACCGACAACTGCACCCAATGGTCCAAGTAATAAACCACCTATAGCAGCTCTACCAATAACAGATTTATCACTTTGGAATTCACTTATTGTTTTTAAATTAATAGTTTCTATTTCTTCATCTAGAACATAATAACATTTACCTTTGATAAATGGCCCTCTTATATGTGATACTAACAATCCTTTTTCATATTTTGCAAATTCAAATACTTCTGCATCTTCTCTCTTAGGGAAATCATTAAGGCCTTCAATCAATTGCACCGTAGCTGCATACTTCTTTTTTTCCTTACCCAATACCTCTTTAATATCTTTCTTATCAATCTCCAACATATAATCACCCCGTAGTATTTATATGGTAATTATATGTATTCTATCAAAAAATTCCTTTTCCTTTAATTTTACCTCCTTCTTCTTCCTCTTATTCTATTTTTTATAATTTCTTCTTTTTCTCTTTTTAGATATACTTTAATACTGGCAATAATAAAAGCCTTTTCTTTGCGACTTAAATTAGCAAATACGCTGGGAAGCATTTTAAGTTTATGGAGGGCATAGTGGGCAAAATTTGCCTCACTATCTCCCTCCTCTATTAGTTTTTTGCTTCTTCTATCAGTTCATCCATGCTTTTATCATAACCGTTTATCTCACTGACAATAGCAAATAACTCAGCATACTCACCGTCTAACATCTTGCCCTTCATAGCCTTTAATAAATTTTCTGCGCCCATTACACCCCAGGCTTTTTGTAATTCTTCATTCCTAAAATCAGGATAGACAGTGGTCTCAATGATTAACTTTTCCATATAAGAGTCCTGGTCAGTACTGACCTGCTTTTGCCCTTTATAGATTGACACCTTCCGGCAGCTCTTTCTTATTTCATCACCCTTAGTAGCACTAATTGGCTTAAATTTCATTTTCTTTTCCTTGCCACCAAGTTTAATTGACCTTTCTATAACTTCCGCTTCCTCAAAATCCTCTATTAGAAAATCTTGAAATTCGCTCATGTTTCCCCCTCCTAGTAACTTAATTCATTAAAGCTATCTAAAATATCGACATCTTCAAAGGTAAATGGAATTTCCTCCTCAAGGAATTCTGCATCTGCATCCATTAAAGCCATAATAACTTCATCCAGGTTTACCCTTTTTAATAGCACGGTTTGGTTTCCAGCGGGGCTAGCCTCATCATCGTTTATTACCTGAACATCAAAGTAAGCATCTATCCCTTTTTTAATGTAGTCCAACATTATTTGTCTAAACATGCTGGTCACATAATAAATGGTCATAGTACCTGTTCCGCTCCATCCCGTAGCTTTATGTTGGGTGGCCCGAGAACCAATTACTCTTCCTTCAGATTTGTTTTTTATCACCTTGGCTTCAATTTTTTTAACATAAAACATTTCGTAAACCCTGCCATTAATAGTCATAAAAGCCCTAGCCTCTGAACCACTAATAGTATCACTGAGATTGAAATTAACCACCTACCTCACCTCAACCTTCATATATATTTTCTCTATAGCATCTACTGGCTGAATATATAGATCAGCCCGCACTGCATCTATCTCAGCCCCAGGAAGCACCAGGACATCGGTTTGAGCATCAAAATTTTGAATTGCATTAATATCCTGCAATAAATTTAAGTACTTAATCAACTCACCTTTAAAGAGATTTCTACCATCGGCATTGTTATTTACCTTACCAATATAGTAATTATCAAAAATACTTTTAGCGTCGTTTGCTATACTGTCTAAAACTCTAATAATCCTATTTTTACGAAATTCCTTGCCTTTTTCTGAAGTAAATGAGGTCAATGTATTAATATCCTGCTCAACAATGGCCGTACCTTTATTAGCAACAAATACAAATTCGCCCGCTTTTAAAGCGGTTTCAATTTCACTATTTGTGTAACGGGTATCCACATCTACAGCATCATCATAAGCTGTATAGGTTAAAGACTCATTTACATTAGCTCTGGCAGTGGCTCCCGCTACCCATGCTACTGCTTTTTCAGCTGGAACAACAGTAGTATCAGCTAAAACAACCCCGTTCTTTACAGAAATCACACCTTCAAAATCAGCAACCGAGTAATTTTCTACCACCAACTGCACCTTCTTACCTTCCTGATCACGCAAACGTTTTATAAAGGAAACAAAAACGCTTTTTAAAGTAGCATCCTTTGAAGGAAGGGCCATCGTGTTAAACTCATAAGGTTCAATGATAGCCAAGTAATTAGTGTAGTCTTCGTTACTTACTTCTCCATCAGTTCCTCCTTCGAGTTTTATCCCTGCTGTGGCAGCTAAATCACCACTTCCCGAGAAGTTAACAAAATTATTATTAACTAGCTGCTCTACTTTTCCAACTAGCTCCTGTTTATCTACTTCTTTTCCGTCAAGAAGAGTTATTACATCAAATTTTGTTTCATCCTCAATATTTACTTGAATAACAATAGAAAGTTTATTACCTTTAGTTCCGCTATACTTAGCAGTAGCAGTCAAAACTCCACTGGTTGCTGTAGCCTTTACACCAGTATTTGCTCTGTATAATAGCAAAGTTCTAGCTCTTTTAAATACCTCTTTTATTAATAAAGCTTCAGGATCAGTTATGTTTATTCCAATCTTGTCAAATAAATTATCATTAGCCTTTATCTCAATTACTTTTTTTTCAGGTCCCCAGGGTAAAACTAAAGGCATTGTTACAACTCCCCGCTCACCAAGAGTTCCCAATGCCTTTTGTGCTGATACAAAATTAATATATACACCAGGTCGCACTTTATTTTCCGTAATCCAAGTTCCTCCCGCCATCGTTATTTCACCTTACTTCCCTTAAATTTCTTTATCATGCCTTTGGCCTCCTTTATGCCATAGGTTTTATCATTTGCTAAGATAGCATTTAAGATGTCCTTTTCAATCTGGGTAAAATGTTTAGATTGTAAAATTTGCTCCTTGCTATATTTAACTATTTTAGACATCTTTTAATCTCGCCTCCTCTATTAAGGTCTGCATAAAGGGTTCTACTGCTTTTCCCTTCCGCAGACCCAACTCCAGATCTATAAGAAAGTGTAAAACATCGTCTACTACCCTATGCCTTTTTTCAGCGATACGGTATTTTTCCGTGCCCGCTTCCAACACCTCAACTTCTTCATAAAACTTTTGGGTAACGATAAAAAAATCGTTATTCTTATTTTCATTGTGTTTACCGTTAAAATAACTTATATCCAGGCTCACCCTAAATTTATATCGCCGGTCTATCTCCTTTTTAATTTCGGAAGAAATTACATTAATATAAAAACAAGGTTCTTTTAAATTTTGTTTAGTAAATTCATCATAGACATATTTGTCAGGAAATATTTCTTTTAGCCTTTTTACCAAGGCACTAACTATTATTCTAATCATTTTATTTTCCCCAATACCTTGCTAGAAATTTCTCTGGCGGCTTTATCAAGTCTTCTTTGAGCCCTTTTTTCGGCGTTATACACCATAAAGTGACCTTTAACAAACCTTGTTTTTTTGCCAACATATATTCCCCCTTTGGCATCAGGATTATAGACAAAGCGACCTTTTTTAAACTCTCCTGGAACAAAGTGAGGGGTTACCCGGTGTCCATATTCCACATAAGGAGCATACTCATTATTGGTATATACTTCTGCCGAATATACGCCCTTACTTTCTGTAACTTCATCAGCTACAAATGTTTCATCGGGATTATCGGCATTAAAGTTACCCCGTAATAATCCGGTATCTACTGGAGTATTTCTTTTAATATCTGCCACCATCATTTTGGCATTTTCTTTTACAGCCTCTCTCATCAGCTTTTCTGCTTCTTCTTTGAGTTTAATAAGATTATTACGAAACTCCTTTAAGCCTTTGGTACTCATATCAAACCACTTGGTCATATTCGTTCCTCACGAAGCAAGGGTAATTCTTGGTGAGAAGTATAAACAAAACTTTCTCCAGCCCAAAACCGTCTTGTTTTCCCGCTGGCTCCTATAGTTATTTCAAGCTCATCCCCCGCTAATATTTCAAAATCTGGAGAAAGAAAAAGGATATGTTCGCTCCTAATAGAAGTATGGGCTTCATTTTCCAGGGGATTACTACTTTTACTTTGGCTTAATGCACAGCTTATTCCCTGATAAATTAATTGCCTTACCTGTTTAGTAATACCATATTCATTCTCTGAATTTGCTCTCCGATAAACATCGCAGCGATCATTATAAGTGGCTTCTAAAATTTCTTTTTCTGTCATAGCACCCGCACCTTCCGGTAACGATTTAGTTCCCTACTATGATCAATTACTACTTTGTCAATAAATTCATCAGCTTTGGAAGCATATTTTATCGTTGTATCTCCCCGCTTAATTTCCTGAACATTGGCCGCAGAAGGAACAGTAACATTATATAAATCAACAACCATTGCGACCCAAACGAACATAAGTCCTGCGGGAACTGTAGTAATGTTGCAATAATTTTTTATCTTTATCTCTATTTGATTAATAAAACTATTTAAAATATCATCTTTGGTATCATCATTTTTTAGCCCCAACCTTAACTTTACCTCTTGCAAGACATCCATTTTAAAGCCCCCTTAAAGGAGTTGAAAAGAGGTAAAGCACTGGTTATTTACCAGTGCTTTTAACACTCTTTTTATTATCCTCCGGTTTCCTCTCTTCTTCCTTCTTTTTATCATCCTACCCATTTTCAGTATTAGCGTTCTTAGTTTGTGCTTTTTCCTTTTGCTTTGCAGATTTTTCTTCTACCAACTCAAAGCCTTTACCCAAAAGTTCATCCCTTTTATTCTCAGAGTCCACTATCTTGACTACATTAAGCTTTTTTAATTTAAACATCCCTTAACCTCCCCCTTAAGCTAAGGCCTGCTTACAGTTCACCCAAATACCATCCCATTTATTTTTAGGAATCCAAAGATCATGGTACTTTCTGTAATCAATCTTCCATGCGTTAGCCTTCTGGTTAGTATTTGGATCAAAGATGCGGATAACATCAGTTTTGGATATAGCTAATACTGCCCTCCTAGCAGTAATTATCCAGTTAATATCTTTAGCTCCTTCATCTGCAACGAATCCACCGGCCTCTTGCCCTTCTGTTTTACCATCATTAAATACATAAGCCGTTTTCATTCTGGCAGAGGGAACACGGATGATAGGAATATTATCAATAGCCTTAACCTTAAAACTTACTTCACCTTGTTTAAAATCAACTACATCAAGACTTTTCTTAACCTCATCAGCTTGGCTTAGGATTGTAGCTACAGGAATACTCATAGTTATAACCAATTCCTCATCTTCACCAACTATATCCTGAACACGGGCAATATCATCTTGTAGTTTAGAAATAATATCCGTTTTAGCAGGAGTATAACCACCAGAGGCTTTACTGTTGGCAATGGCCCCCGCTCCAATACTCGAATACCTGTAAGCATCAACTTCTGGGATAACCTTGGTTCTCTGGAACTCTCCTAATACTGCCCCGGCAGTTACTACAAAATTAGTTTCATCCACATCCATAGAATCTATGGAAAAGGTTCTACCCCTATCCTGAGTTAATTGATGGGTTTCCCAACTCAAGGTAACGCTGCCATCTACAAAGCCGTTAGTACGGTCATAGTCACCTAGCCCATCCATAAGAATACTGGGGATTTTTACTTCATTACCACCATTGTACTTAACCAAATTACTGTTTGGTTCCATCCAGCCGGAAGTAGCTGCAGCCAGCATCTGTTTATCCAGCTCAGTTTGAAATACACTTGCATACTCTAATACATTTGCCATTATCTAATCCCTCCATTTAACGCATTTGCGAATTGTTCTCTAACCTTATCAGTGCCGGTTAGAGTTTTAGTTGTGGTTTCAGGGCTTTTGCCGGCTAATCTTTTTTCCACCTGTTTTTGTACCGCCTGGTCAAAAATTGCCTTAAAACTTTCCACCCGCTTAGTGGTATTTTCTAAATCATCTGCCAATACCATATCCAACACATCAGCGGGCAATTCTTTTTCAGCCAACAGCTTCAAAGTATCGGCTTTTAACTCCCTTAGAGCTAATTCCTTTTCTCTTTTTTCCAATTCAGCCAGTCTTTTTTCTTGCTCATACTTTTGCTTTTCATCAGCTGTCATTTTTGCAGTTTTTAAGGCTTCTTCTTTGGCAGCTTCCAAAGCCTGTTTATGCTGTTCATTTACTTTGGCCAACTCATCTTTAATAAGCTTTTGCACATCCTCTTCAGTGTACGTTTTTACTTCAGCTGGCGGTTGATCTGCCGTTTGATCTGCCGGTTGATCTTTCGGCTGGTCTGTTGGCGGAGTACCTCCTGGATCTGCCGGCGGTTCTGCAAACATTTGTAGATTAAGCTTCATTGTTCTTTCTAAATCAGTCATCGTTTTTGCCCTCCTTACTATTATTTATTACAGCTCCCATATAGCCACCCAATGCACCGGATACTGCAAGAGCTATCTCGTTATAGCCTTTAAAAACGGCCAAAACAAAACCTAATCCTAGAAAAACTATTGCCACTAAATCATCCAATCGAGTCTCCTCAAACTTAAACATTTCTCTTTCCTCCTTTTAATTTTTATTTAGTTTTTTTGGCAAACTAAAAAGAGCCACCGAATAGGTCGACTCTTTATGCACAATAGCATTGATTACCAAAGCCTTTAATTTGCCTTTAATCACCTTTAATTTGCTTTAAAAATCTTAATCAATATATTTATTCGTCTAGTCTTTTAAAAAGCTTTAAAAGCCTTTTTAGTTATTTAGGATCGTTAATATTGTTTACGTACTTTTTATACCACTCTTGATAGGTCATATTAGCAGGAACTTTGTAATATTTCCTATCATGTTTAGCTAACCGTGTTTCCGGTTCCAGATCCTCATAATTAACAACAGGAATTGTTGTTGAACGACAATTTGGATGCATAGGCGGGTAGTTTTTTCCCACCTGAGCTTCCGAGAGTTTAAACCTTTTCCCATCCAAACTAGCACAAATTTTACTAGTCCTTAAATCCAGTGTTGCAAGGTACTTATACTCATCTTGTCCCATATCTTCATAACTTTTAATAGTAGCTCTATTATGCACATAATTACTTTCTGTCCGTATTAACCGCTTGGCATTATTAAAACTTGAGCCCATGGCTCTTTGGAGCTTAATGGCCATCTTGTCATTACTTTCCCCAAGGATAACACCTTGAGTGATTATTTGCTCCACATTCCGGGCTAATTGCTGGCGATGTTTGCCCCATATAATCTCAGAGTACGATGCACCACTCCAAGCAATATTAATAGCTGTCTCAATTGCCCTGGTATCAAGTTTACTAAAGCTCACGCCAAAACCTAAACCCTTTTGAATTTCATAAATATTGCGGTAATATGTATTTTTATAAACCTCACCAAGCGTATTATGGGTTAATATTTCCTCTTGTTCATAAAGTTTTGTTACCTCCTTTTCTATCTGTAGTCTAAGAGCTTCTAACCTTGTTATTCTCTGTTTTTTGCTGAACTTATTAAGAAGTGCCTGGGCTACAGGATCATTAATTTTTTCTACTAGTTCTCGATACTGTTTTAAAATAAGGTTTAGCTCACTTTTATTTAAAGCTTTTTTAGCTTCTACTATAGATAAGCCGGTTTCATCGGCATACTTTTTATAGAAATCCTCTAACTGTTTTTGAATGGTTTTTAAAGCTTTTTTATACTCCCTTTCCAAGACTTTAATCTTAGCCTCGGTATAATTAATAGTCTTCGCACTATTTGCCAAGGACCTTTTCATCCAGTAGTAATCACTCTTCATACTGTATCACTTTCTAAATCTTTTATAACCTCAGCGTCAATTGTGCCTAGTTTCTCCTCTTCCTCTTGTTCCTTTCTCACTCTTCCCAGTTCTTCATCGGGATCATCTACAAAAGGCAAAAGCCCAAACAATGTTTCCCTACTGACTAACCCAGCTAATGTTCCTACTATTTCGGCAGCCTCTTTATCATTTTGGATCATATTTCGGTTAAAAATAAATTCCACCTGGTCGGCATCAAAATTGGCATTCAACTTAACATTCAATGCCGAGGTAATTAGCTTAATTTTTTTCTTCTGTGCTGCAGAAAACTTATTCTCTTTAATTACAGCCAGTTGTTCCAAACCGATTAGCTTATACTTTATAGCTACACCGCTCAGATTACTGGCAAAGCTCTCATCAGTTAATGCCGGTACTTGAGAAAGGAAGAAAATATCGTTATACACCCTATTTTTAAAATTCTCCACCGCAGTATCGTTGACATCTTTTATCAGCCATTGGGCTTGGCCATGTTCATCTAAAAACAATATTCTTTCCTGTTTTAAAGTTTGAACAGCCTTAGTTTCATCTTCCTCTCCTTCAGAAGTTACTAAACCACCCCCGGCCCCTACCACAACCAAATACGCATCAGTAAAATATTCAAAATCATTTGCCGTATCGGATTGGCTCTTATCGTAGGCATCAATCAAGGTGATTACATCCTCATAATCTCCTTTTCTTTCAGCATTATTCCAATAGACTATAACCGGTACATCACTAAAATTGTGACCTCTTTTTTCCTCTTCAACCTCTATAAACTTTTCTTTATCCTTTTTAAAGAGGAGAATCTCTTTTTTGGTATATACCTCGGCATAGCTAGTAGTCTGTTCAGAAATAAGATCGTATTCCTGCCAAAGCCTGATTGCAAACTCTAAGAACTCCCCTACACTAGTTGAATAAACAGGGATAAAATCTTCTGCCCCAAATTTCTTGCTTTTGATTTCACTCTTTTCATTGAAGTACAAGAGTTCATAAGCTATGCCCTTTTTACTCATTTCTTTAGCTATTTCAAAATTTATATCTTTAGTATAGTTATTATCTAAAACTTCATCCAAAGCATCTTTGAATTTTGAATCTTCCACATCATATCGAATACCCTCTCCCATAAAGTAACCAGTAGCCATATTGGAAATATACTTAGCAAACCCGTGGGCTATTTTATTATTTGGTTTTTCTGAAGGCAGAGCTCTTTTAAGGATTTCATTCTCAACTTGGTAATATTGTTCTAGCTTTAAAAGTCTTGGTAAATACCTGTCCTCAAATTCTTTCACTATAGCTGTTACTAGATCGTTAGTAATAGTTGTGTTAGGTTTAACCTTTATAATCCTAACCACCTCCGCTTTCCAACCTTCGCTTTCTTCTTGCCCTTGACATCACCATTTATAAATTCCACTAAACCAGTTATTGCATCGGCCGGATCATCATACTCATTTTTGCCCTTTCGCTGATATTTACTTATTTCTTTATAAAACAGGGGGAATTTTCTTTTCCAACCTTCCGGCATAATAATTTGCTCCATGACGTTAGAACTGTTAACCAGTATCCTAGTCTTTTTATTTTTACTCTGGTGGAACCAGGTGACGCTACATTTTTTATTTTTTAGCTTTTTTAATTCCTTTTCTACATTTCGGGCAAATCCTCGGCCACCGTTGTTACTTTCGATTAAAGCTTCCCTTACACCATGCAAATCTAACCTTCTGGCTGTTTCCGGTTCTGTTTCTTCCATAGGTTCATCGGTACAATAGACATCCAGTACATACCCGTATCTACCTATTACTCCGGCACTAATACTTACTAGGTAGTCAGTTCCTGTGTCAGCGGTATCAGTGTAGTTAATAATTCTTTCAAAACTATCCGGATCAACGACATCATAAGTTTTAAATTCACCATACAAGCTACCTTTTTTATCGATTGGCTCTTGCATGTAGTTAGCCAGCCAAATATCTTCATCAAGCGTTGCCTTCTTTTCCAATAGGTTAGCTGTAGAATATAAATCCTCACATAAACTTCTTTCATCCACTAATGCCGGCATTTTTAACTCATAACACCTATCAGGGAAATTGGACAATAACCTTCCCGCTAAATCATCGCTGGCCCAGCGGGTTTGAATAATAATCTGTATTGCACCATCCAGCATCCGGGAAGCAAAAGTATTTTTATAAAAATCCCAGTGTTTTTCTTTAACCCGCTCATTTAACGCTTCTTCGGCATTTTTGATAGGATCATCTATGATGCCGATGTTTCCTCTCATACCGGTAATAGAGCCATCAAAAGAACTGGCTAAATAACTCATATAGGCTCCGTCTAGGCTCCATAAGTTCATAGCGCCATCACCAGGCTTTATCTTAACATTGGGAAAAAAACTATTAACTACAAAATAGTTATCATCACCTTTGATTTCCTCATCCTCAATAGCATCACGCACTGACTTGGCAAATCTAGTGGAAAGAATTTGGTTATAACTTACTGTAATAACTTGGTTTTGAATGCTTTGGCCATAGGCCCAGGTCGCAAACATTACACCGGTGTAAGATTTACCAAACCCGGGAGGAAGGTTTAAAACCAAAATGTCATAGGGCTTGCCCGTCTTGGGATTAATGAGCCTTTTTTCATACATGGCCTGCATTGTATCACAGACTATACCCTGGTACTTTCGATGAGGTTTAAAAAAATCAGGATTTATAGCCATACAATATTCATGGAAATTCTTCTTGCCCCGCTCAATCACTCTTCTTCGCTGAGGGCTGATATCACCACCAGAAAGTTCCTTTAGTAGGCTCAAATTAATCACCTACCCTTTTAGATCATTTTCGATTTTTTCCACTAGAGAATTAATTCTTTCTAGTAGCTCGGGATGCTGTTTCAACTCTTTAGAAAGGCTTTCTTTAACCTTACTAACAGCAGCATCTACACCTTTGTCAAACTCAAACTTGAGTTTTTCACGGCTTACAGCGGAGCGTTCCAGCGTTGCTAAGGTTCTAATGGCAGCTAGCGTATTTTTATCTATATTTTCACTATCGGCATTAACCAGCATATCCATTAAAAGCTGAAAAGCCACCATAGAAGATGCTTCTGCCATATCCAGCTTTAATCCGGCAGACGTCTCAATGATGGATCTGGCCTGTTCCTTAGCCCTACTAATACTTTCAAGTTTTGTTAAAAATTTTTTACCATAACGTTCTACAGATTTTTGGCTGATATCGTGACCAGCTTCTTTGATAAGCAAGGTTATTTCCTTATAGGTCATCCTTTTGTTTACTATGGCATCATTAATAGCTTCTCTTAACTCACTGGGCAATTGGTCAATTTTACTATGGCTCCTATTTCTCTTCATCATAAATCAACCCCAGTATCTTCAACCGTTCCCTCCGCTAAATCAACGCCTTTAGTAGTTAATTTATATATCTCATTTTTTAAGATATCTTGACCAAAGGCAGTCTTCCCAAAATCCCTTTTTTCAATAAATCCATCCTCTGTGAGATAGGCGATACTTGCCCAAAATTCCTTTTCTGTGACGGAATACCCTAAGTCGCAAAGTTGCTTATGTATACTTTTTGCCTCTAGTCCCGCCGGATACGCCCTTTCTAAGATTCTTACTATCCAACCTCTAACTTTTTTATTATGATCTGTAAATAACACTACTTACCACTCCTCTCTCCTGTTAATTTTCCTATATCCTTTTGAATTTCCAGCAAAAGATCTTTGATATAATCGATTTTGTTTTCCAAGGCATTGATATCCCGGTAATGTTCATCTCTGGTGATGAAAAGCCTATAAAGTTCTTTCTGGTTGTCATTCACCTTTTCTTCTAGTTCCTCCACCCGTGCTTCATTCTTTTCCTGGCGTTTTTCCGATGTTTCATAAAACTTTTTTAGCGTCCAGGAAATATAACCTATAGCTATAGTTACCACGATGTTAAATATGCTGCCAAAATCCATATTTAAATAGCCTCCCTCCTTTCAGAAAATATAAAAAAAGGCACAGTAAACCATCCAGAAGGATAGTTTAAAGGCCTTTATAATCCTGCATCACCGGTTATGGCCTAAACACATAACCAATTACATCAGTGCTTTTTGAAATTCCACTCCAACCCATGTACGCTTTTTTTCTCCTGACAAGTCAAATTCCAGAAGAACCTTTTTCTTGCGTCTGTCCAATTTAACTATTTTATTCCTGTATTTTTCTATTGGACCAATAAACTTCAACTTACCCTGCTCGTTATATTCAACTATACTCTTTTCTTTAAAGTCATTAATAAGAAGAATATACTCCATTTCTTCGTCTGCAATCGGTTGTTTCAAACCACTGCCTAAAAAATATAATACAAACCAGGTATTTTTAATTAAGTAATATAGCCAATAGTCGTCTTTGGGAATTTTAACAAATACATACCCCGGTATAAGTTTTATAATCCTTTCTTTCCATTTACCCGCTTTATATTCAAATACTCTTTTTTGGGGGATTACAGCTACTATGTCATGTTTTTCTAGTCTCCCCTTGACCTTTTCTTCTTTGCCGGCAACAACTTTTATAGCATACCAGAATAATGGCTTCATATTCTCAACAACCTTAAAAAAAATAGACTAGAACATTTTTCGTTCTAGTCTAATTATATTTCCTATTGATTTAGGTACATAGCTCACTTAAAGAAAGACGCTTTATATTAAATCAAATAATGTTAGCTGGTTATCGTTACTCTTAATCCTGCAAGAACCGCTATTGCCATTTATGATATTATAAAATCTTACTTTAGATATGTTATATTTTTGCATTAGTTTTCTTCGATTATCACCATTATATTCTTCTTTGACTTTTTTCTCAATGTAATTTTTTAGGAGGTTCTCTTTTTTCTGAAAGTAAATATTGGTCCCGCCGTAGTAAAACCTTAATAACTGGTACTTTTCTTCTCCGATGGCTTCTATCATTTCCTTGATATCTCCGGTTTTTTTAGCCTTTTCTTCTACATCCAAAGGGATATAAATATTATCACCGCCAAATAACCCGCACAGTTCTACAACTGCTTCAATGCCAATAACTTGAGCTATATCTCTCATTTCACCCTTTAGATCATCTAATCCTAAATCGGGGTACATGTCTGCACCTCCCTAAAACCCTAAATCATTTTTGCTAAGACTCCAAACATTTCACCAATAGATATCTTGTCAGCCAATCGGTTCTCCCAGTATTCCGGGGTATTAATTATCCCTTTATTACAAAGTTTTTTAAAGGCTTCTACCTGCCAGGCAGGTATAATGTTTATTGGCTGAAGGTTTAGGTAACTTATAATTGCATCAGCTATTGCTTTGGCTTCTTTATGTAAATAATCCTGAGACTTTAAAAGCTTAGCGTCTTCATAGTTAGTAAGGAAACCGCCTTCAACAATAATTGCATCAGTATCGTTATTCCAAATTCTTCTGATCATGTAGTACCAGTCTTCTTTTCTGTCATTAAGCTTGGTAAAGGACCTCCTGCTCGGCATCCCAATACCCGCTAACCTATCAAGAATATCTAATGCCAGTTTATCATCGTATTCATCATAGTGGGCATGTATAACCTCTGCACCCCTAGCCGATGAACTACCGGCAGCATTATGATGGATACTTACACACAAGTCAGGATTAAAGGTATTCACCAACCTCACCCGCTCATCAGGTGTAAGGTCTATATCGGAAGTCCGAGTTAGTTCAACGATTACATCATAGTTGTCCAATATTCTTTTAATTTCTAATCCTACTACCAAATTTAACTCTTTTTCTATCAGCTTATTTGCAGTTGCGCCGTAGTCTTTACCTCCATGCCCAATATCAATAACAACTTTTTTCATAGTTTCACCCCTTTTCTTAGCTTACATATTCCGCAGCTGCCACTATCTTTCCAGGACTAATACCATCATCTGGTATATAGCATATTCTAGGTCCCTTACTTAACTTTATCTTCTTCCCCCTATACCGGGACTTTCTAGCATTTTTCTTTCTCCTCGGCATAGATACACACACCTTTCTTCATTAGTTGGGATACGCATTAATCCATAGGTTGTAGTAAAAATCCACATATTTCACACGTATAGTCAACACCCTCTGCACAATCATCACAATAATAATCACCGCAACCACTCATACATTCCCAATGCACATCTTCAGAATTACATACAAAACACTTTTGAACATCGCCCATTTACAATTTCTCCTTCATAAAATAATTGGAATGTGACTTAGTCACCAATATTAAATTTTTTACAGGCTTTTGAAAAATTATATTCCTCACCTGTTAATTGCTTATACCAATATAAGTTAGACAAATAGACTTCAGGGAGCAATCCTTTTGCTTTATCTTTCGAGGTATCCCAAGCTACTAGATTTCTAGCAATTACTTCTTTTAGTTTCAAATACTCTAACTTAACTTTGGCAACTTCTTTGCGTAGCTCTATAGCTTCTGTTTCACTTGGTTTACTCTCTATCAACGCTTTTACTTCTTTAGGGCTTAATTGATTATCTTCATAAGCTGCTAACTTCTGCCTAAGCTCTGCATGGCCCACGGCCATGTGATAAAGTAGTGACACAGGGCAATCGCAATCCATATACTCCCCAAATTCTTCTGCGCCAACCTCGATATCTATATCGCATTTAGACTTACATTCTTTTTTGCAATAGTTTACAATGCTCAAATCTTCTCCGTTGTCGTAATCCCTTATAAAAACTTCTCCGTCCTTAATAACGGTCATGTTATGTAACCATTGATAATTCCCTTTTGGATCATCAGTTGTTAGACGCTCCATGATTTTTCACTCCTTCGCATAATTTACAAACTACATCATTAAAATATCCAGAAAAAAACCGACTACTACAATAGGCAGCCAACAAAAAATACATATCACAATATAAAAAAACCAACTAAATCCTTCTAAAGTAGCATTGGCCGCCTCTAGCGTTATAATCCCGAACATTAATCCCGTAAGACAATATAAAGATAAAATCCACCTTTTAATATCTTCCCACATAACTTTCCTCTCCTTAAACAGCCTTACTTTTAACTTCACGTATCCATCCTCTAGGAATTTTACCAAAAAATAAATACCAATCTTTACTGCCCGTCCAATCTTTAATTAATCTTTTATTTTCCCCCGGTAATTTGGGTAGATAATCATAGGCACTCCATAGTTTTGAGCGGTGATGTTTAGGTATGACTACTGTAATTCTGAAAGCCGTCCGATCATAACCCAGAATATGGCTTGTTGCCCAACTTTGATTATTAAAGTCACTATCTTTTGTCAGCCATTGACAAGGAGTTAAAAACTCATACTGTTTTAACTGTTCATTAAAAATAGGCAATACCCCTAATGTTATTCCCTGTTTTAATATATCTGGCAATAAATGTTCAGATGTAAAATGATACAGCTTCATGATTTCAGCTTTACCCCTCCTTGTGGTATTGGTTTAAAGTTAGCTCCTATCAAAACTGCTACATCATATCCCAATCCCGTGAGATTTTTTATTGTATTTGAAGCGGTATTAATATCTTTAAAAACTCTACTTATAATCAAAGCTTTGTTAATTGTTGCGGTTACAACAATTAAGTCACTTCTTAAAACATCAAACTCCATGCCTTCACAACCCTTCAAAAAATTATTCAACCAAATAGCTTAAATCCCGAACTTTATTAAAACTACCCTTGTTATAATCGTCATACTTTCCTTCCAAAACTTTCACAATGTTTGTTTGATTAGCAATAATCCAGTCAAAGCTTGCTCGCCATCCTCTGTCATTCTTACCTTTACAAAAACTACTGGCTTCTAGTTTTCTAAAAACCTCTTCAAAAACTTTTAAATCACCTAATTGCTCCCACCGGCACTTTAAAGACATTTTTCTTCTATCCGTAATTGCAGTTACTTTTGGATAACTCTTACAAATATCGTTCCAGAGTTTTCTTATTTCCTCGTACGGGACACGTTCATTTATTTTTTCATAGATTTCTAAATTTCTTTCGAGTTTAATCCAACTATCATCTCCACATAGTGGGCAAACAATGTTTATTTCCATAACCGGATTTTCAACCCAGAAATGTTTATTACATCTCATACACGATATTTCTGTAACCTTGGCTAATACCATTACGTTAAACCTCCCTGACTTCATACTCTCCGCATTTAATTGAACTGGTGAGAATACAGGTTTTCCAGCACTCTGTCTGAAAAACTAGGAACTTTTCATAAAATTCAACCAAAACACCTGTTATAGTGTTTTTACTTTCTCTTTTTCTAGTGCTTCCAACTCCTTTATAAATTATCTTGTACTTCTTCCCGACTACCATTATTAATCCCCTTTTCTAACACTTTTTTCAGGCTTTCTATGGCCTTCCATGCATTACGACTGCTTAACCATTCCGGCCGTTCCACTCCATACCATTTTCTTAAAAAACTTGTTAACCGCTTGGGATTATCATCCCAGCCCAATTCTTTTTCCAACTGCCTTATCTTCCAAATCTGTTTATTACTTGCCATGCCTGGTCTGCTTTTTGTTTCTTCCTTTAATATTACTAGAGCCTGCACTACTCTCCTTAATTCCTTCTCTGTGCAGGCTCTCATACTATCTTTTTGTGTTTCACGGAATAGAACACTATAAAGTTCCTCTTTATGGAGGCCTAGCCCTTTGGCTAAGCCCCATATAATTTTTTTGGTATCTTTGGGTTGTGCAGCCCCCATTTAATCCACCTGCCTTTAGCAGTTTTGATAACTTAATCCAATACTCAACCGGTCCTCCACCCAAATAGCTTTTCGTAACTTTTCTAAATCTATCCGATCTAAATCAAAGTAGCGGGTAACTAATTCATAATTCTTAGCTTCCTTAATTGCATCCAATTCCTCTTCAAGATTACCTTCTACGCCCATATTTTCAAGAAGTTCCTTGTCTTTTAGATAGTCACCTTTAAACTTCTTCATAGCCACTTTTACTTTCTTTTCATCAAGTCCCATGTTTATTAAAATAGTTTTGATATCGTGTTCTGCATAATCTCCTTTATACAGTGCTATTAAAGCCTTTTTAAAGTTTGCGTCTACTTCATATTCAACCTTTTCTTTTTTAACAACCTTACCTTCTACTAAACCACCCAACAATTCATTCAACAGCTCATAATCATCTATTTCAAAGTTTTCTTTATAGCACACATCACAACTACCCAAAGAGCCGAAAAGCTGTTTCCATTTGAGGTTCTTGTTTTCCATATCCTCTAAGGCAACAGACTGTAAATCAGCCTTTATTCTATCTAGTTCCTTTTTCTTTTCTTTGAGTTCCATATCCAGTTGAATAGCCTTATCAATCTTTTCTTGTAAAGTCAACACAATCACCTCAGGATTTCTTAAATTATAGGAGCTTTAATTTTTTAAGACACTTTTCACAGATAAATCTACCTTCAAAATTTTTAAGATTCTCATCACCCTTACAGATCAAACAAGAACCAATAATTCTTTCTATTACTATCTTCCCATCAGCAGTAGTATCAATTTTTATCTTTTCACCACCTTGAATACCTAAATCCCTTCTCAGTGAACTGGGTATTGTAACTCCTCCACTTTTACCGATTTTTTTATTATGCACCATGCTTTAACTACCTCCTCATCATTGGTATTTTCTTAATAAAACTAAGAGCGGATTGCTCCTGCTTTACCTCAAAGCCACTTACTTCCTTTAGTAGCTTAATCTGACCAAGTTTTAACTGGTTTATATCGCCTAAGTTATCGTAGGATATAAAATTCTTATTTACATACTCCATAATCTCAGTTAAAGCCTCATCTCTAGAGCTTAATCCCTCAGCAACACAGTTTAAGTTTTTCACAACTATATTTTCTAAACCAATTGGCATAACCTGCATTTTGCATTCCCCTTTCACTCTGGTATAATTAAAGTAAGTTTAAATATTTTTCTTTGCGGGCCGTGACTAGACTAATATGCCCATTAGTTTAGCCATGGCCCGTACCCCTTTAGCAGATAAATCTTTATTGTTTTGTGCATTAACAAAAACATGAATTGCTCCTCTTAAACCAAACTTACTTTTGCAAATGTTTAAAAGGAAATCTAATACTTCCTCTTCCTGATCTCCAAACACACTTACTACATCCTTTTTAGTAAAAACATCAGTCAACAAATGACTCCTCATGCCGATCCTGCTAAATAGCTGTGCAAATTCTGCCTGCTGCTTACCTAAAAGCTTACTGTATACTACTGCATTTCCGATTAAGATTATTGCTGTATTGGTACTGTCATTTATACTTCTCACAATCTCCAGGGCCTTGTGGGTTAAATGCTGGGCCTCATCAATCACTATGGTTTTATCAGCTCCGGTAAGTTTGTCCAGCACATCCATATAAACATCATCCATGCTACCATTTCTAATAGTCTTAAGCTGCTTTGCTAGTAACTTTAAAAAAGCTTTAGGGCTATTAAAAGCAGGATTAACTGTTACCATTACCACATCCGGCTTATCCTTTGACCATTCCTGGGCTGTTCTTGTTTTACCTATACCTGCATCACCATAAACAACACCTATAGTTTTCTGTATGCGACAATATTCCAGTACCTGCCAAACATTTTGACTTATACCAGTCATAGCAAAGCCAATATCTCTAGCATCCAAAACCTCTTGACGAATACTTTCTTTTTCAAAGAATGCTATTACTTTATGATTAATAGCCTCTGGATTAGGGTAATTTCCCTTTAGCCACCGGCTAAAAGTACTTTCCCCTATCCCTATCAAATTAGCTAGCCTTGCTTGGCTCAATCCTTTTTCTTCCATGTATTTAACACACTTTTGGACTAAATCTAATCTTTCATCCATCTTTACTCCTCCTCTTTTTTCTTTTTAGCATTAATAATCATTCTGTTAAAATCAATTAAATCTGTTTCCCCAACAACAGCTGCTAATTGCTGTTTACCGTTAAAACTGATCGGCTGAATTACATCGGCTTCATAATCAGTATTATCTGCTTTTATATTTTCTTTAGCTTTTCTCAACAACACTTCCATAGCTTTCGGAGCTTGGTAGATACTTAATTGCTGATCCATATAACCTTTTATAAGCTCCTTCTGTTTCTTAACCCTTTTATTCATTTTCTTTATTGCTTCTTTATCAATAGTTCCCTCATATCCGCCTTTTTCCAATAGATACGCTGTACCTAGATATCTTTCTTCACTGTCATAAACCCTTACGGAACTAAGGTCTTCACTGTCATATCTAACATATACCTCTTGTTTAAAGTAATGATGCACAAGTTCCTCACTATAGAACCAAAGCTTTTGACCACTAATAGTTATGTATACGCCATTACGATCCACTTTCTGTAAGCGGGCATTTCTTAATAACATGAGATTTAATTGTTCTTCAGTGGCAGTGCGCTTAACTATTAAGTTCTGAGCATAACATTCATTCGGTGATAGACCATTTAATCCCTCAGCTTGTGACTTTCTAGTGTTATACCAGCCTTCAAAATAAACCCATAAATCTTCTTTTATCTTAGAAGCTAGCGGGATATTGTCAGCATTTTTAAGTATTTTATTATGACGCTCTGGTCTGCTTTCTGGCCGATTACCACAGTAGGTCATAATTAACTTAGAAAACTCTCCGGAAACCTGTTTAAAGGCTCTTTCCACAACTTTAGCACGGGCATTACGGACCTTTGCATTATGCATTTCTATTCCTAACCGTTCTAAAATAGTTGAACCATAATCCGCATTAGTATCCGTTTTTCTTTTCCCTCTGCCACCAAAATCCCTAACCAGATACTCTTTACCGTTATCCAAATAAACCTGTTTAGGTATGCCGAATCTTTTAACTGCATCCCTGAAAGAAAGAATTACACCATCACTGTTACTTGTCTGACATAGGCGCATGGATAAAAGTTTCCTACTTCTTATATCCATCCAGACTACCACATGGGGCCTATACACTTTGCCTGTAACATCATCCCGAACCATAATATCCAAGGTATGATAGTCACTGCTCCATATATCATTACTGTCTAGGTACTCATAAGTTCTGACAATGTAGGGTAATACCTCATCTGTTAGAACTTTATCTCCTTCCCGGAAATATTTGACTACCCCGGCAGGAATCTTGTTAACGGCACGATAGAAAGTATCTGGTGAGGGTAAAGGAAGTAATTGTGGCATTTCCAACTCAGCCCAGGCTTTTGTCAACCTGTAAACATGCATTAGATTCGGCTGGTTTTCATCTAACCACCACTGTAAAAATACCGACCAAACTATTTCATCTATTGAAGTTTTACCCTTAGTCTTGCTATTAGACCTATGGTCAGCCAGGGCAATTTCTCCATACTGCCGGTACTTTTGCCATTTATCCCTTAAAGTACGTTCTTTTATGCTCTTATGAGGATTTTGTATATTATGAATTTTTATAAACTCCTTAGTTTTCAGGGTTTTCTGCTTTTTATAAGGAGCTATAAACCTTCGCCAATCCTCCAGAACCTTTTTCCAATAAGCTATTTCCTGCCTTTGTTCCGCTGTCAAATCCTCGATAGTCATATCCTCATATTTATTAGGTTTCTCCTCCACACCCAGGGCTTGCTCAGTGGCTTTAAGCCTGGCATAATACTTAGCCTGAGCCTTCTCGCTTAATTCCCGTAAACTCACCCTGTATTCAAAGCCCCGTCTACTCGAACAAGGAACTTTAACTGCTTTCATCTTATTTCTTTCAATTTGTTTATATATAGTGTTATACGATTTGCCTTCTAATTCAGCCACTTCATTGAGTGTTAATAAAGCAAGAGCCACCTAACTCCCCCCTTTAAGTCCAGAACAAAATATGGTAAAATTTACTTGATAATTTTTATTTTGTTAGGCTCTAGCTTTTGTTTAAATTCAGCCATTACCTGGAGTTCATGTTCCAGATGTTCTTTTATGTCGCCCAGTGCTGATATTTGGCTGTAAAACAAAGCTAGAGCATTTTTCATTTCTGCTTCTTTTGCTGCTATTTGTTTTTTGACATTCTCCAGCTCCTGCTGTAATATTTCTTCCCGCTGGCTAAAAAAGATATTTGCATATTGCTTGTTAGCATCAAGAACATAATTATGAACACTTGGTACTAAAAATCCTAAATGAGCCTTTCCATGAGCCATTTTTTTAGCTGCATAGCTAGAAAATTTCTCACTCATTCCCAACAACCTCCTTTTAAGCTACATCAATATCCAGTTGCAAAAACTCAGCAATCCTTCTTTTATACTTTTGGCCACCTTTTCTGTCTGTAAGGATCATGGTTAAATATTCCTCACTCATCCCTACCCGTTTCGCCAATTCTCTTTGAGTCATATTAAGCTCTATGAGTCTTTTTTTGACTTCTCTGCTAAAATGGCTTAAAGGTTTCTTATTGTTATACATTATTAACCACTCCTTTGTTTTTGAAACCTTCTTGTTTTCCCGGAATATTTATGAACAATCTCTATCATCTCCGGTGTATCTTTAATAACCAGCCAGTTTGCCCAATTTAAACCTTTAGATTTTATTAACTCACCTTGCCTTCTGGTAGGCCGTTTACCGTGTTTCACTTCCTTCACTCCTTTTTTGCAGGTTTTCCCTCCCAAGTGTAGAAATGATAGTTAGGTGCCGGTGATGGGAGGATCAAATGACACATTCTTTAAATAAACTTTTTGATGATGAAAAATTACCTATCAATTGCCCTGTTTGTAGCCATAACTTTAATGTAAAACTTCGTGAAATGACAAAAGACGGTTCAATAGTTCAATGTCCTGCCTGCAAAACAGATATTGAACTTCAACATGATACAACTACCAAAAAAACCTTAAGAGATATCGAAAAAGCTACAAAGAAATTTGAAAAATCTCTTAATGATCTAGAAAAAGCATTTAAAAAATTCGGAAGATAATATTAGCCGGCACCCATTTTTTAATTTGTTTTATTTAAATTAACTTTTACTTCATTAATTAATTTGGTTAATTCAATTAAGTCTCCAATAAATTTTTCCGCTGTAAGATGTATTGTGATAATTTGGTTTGTCTTAACTTCTCGATCCACCAGTAGCTGCTTCATCATTTCTTCCAGTAGCTCAACCTCCACCTTGGTCTCCTTCCACTCTTTCTCATACCCCTTTCTTGGCTTGTCCATCAAATAATTGGTCGAATAACACAACAGGTTATGGCAGGCCTCATCGTAATATTTCTTCAAAAGTTCCTGTTTTGTCATTGCACCATCCCTCCTTCCAAACAAAAGTATTAAATTACCACTATTCACTAATAGTAAAAACTGGTAACATATTGGTAAGAATTCTAATCCGCTAATTAAATTATATATCCGTATGCCGATATTGTCAATCAAAAATATCGATTTTCGGATTTTTTAAGGAGTGATTTTATGTCGTCTATTGGCGATCGTTTCAAAGAGTTAAGAAAAAAATTTAATATTAACCAAAAAGAATGTGCATCTAAAATCGGTATTTCCCAAGGTACTTTAAGTGACATAGAAAGTAATAATACACGTCCATCTATTGAAACATTAATATCCGCAAGCCGATTTTTTAATGTAACAACAGACTGGCTACTGACAGGAGAAGAGCACACTACAAATAAAAAAACTGATTTAATACTGAATGATCTAGAAGAAGAATGTTTACATATGTACAACCAATTAACACTTAATAATAAATACCGAATACTCGGAAGTTTAGATATGTTATTAAAAACTCAAAACACACCACCACCAATAAAAAAGCCAACAAAAAAAGTACCTATTATAGGTACTGTAGCAGCTGGATCACCTATCCTGGCTACAAACTATTTTGAGGATTTCATTGAAACCGACAATTTTAAAGCTGATTATGCTCTTATAATAAAAGGTGATAGTATGGAACCACTAATAAAAGACAAAGAAATTGTATTAGTACAAAAAACTACTGTTAGTGAAGGCGAAATAGGCATTTTTATCATTGGTACTACTCCAGAAGATTCAGAAGCTACCTGTAAAAAACTTAAAAAAATATCCAATTACCATATACAACTTATCTCCATAAATCCTAGACACGAACCAATAGATATAGATTTAACGAAAGAACAAGTCAGAGCTATAGGAAAGGTATTAATATAAATTTTTGTGCATTTTTATGCAAAAAAAGATAAGATTTCCTACCTTTTTTAATTAATTATTTTGCAATTTACCGTGCGAATTTTTAGTTGTAATTTTTTTACTCCCCCTAAAACCCTTGTTTTTACAAACTTTTTTCCAACTTGACATGTCAAGTTGAATAGAATCATTTTGTCAAGTTGTCCATTTGAAATTTAACCGTTTTACTTCTTTTTCTGGAGATCAATTAAAGATTTTTTATCCGTCTTTAAAGCCTATTTAATGGGCTTTGCAAGGTTTTTGAAAGATTATTAAAGACTATTAAAGACAAAAAAGGGCAGCTCAACCCATCCGGTTAAAACTGCCCTTTTTATTATTTTTTTTGCAAACTACAATATCTTTAAAAAATCTTTACAAAGTCCTTTCAACCCGTATCATACCTACATTTCCTCAACTTTCCTCAACTTTCCTCACCTCATGTATTTTTTGCAAGATTACTTACAAATGTACAAATACCTGCTTCATTATAAGCGGTCATTGTTAAAATTTTAGCACCTTTAATTATGATTTTTTTTAACATCCCATCTCCTCCTTTAATCTTGACCATAAACGGTTAAATAGGCCTTTCTCATCC